ATATATTCTTTGATGCCTTGCTCATGCGACCACCTCCTCACGAATGAAGAGATGGCGGAAAGCACGGTTGACATAAATGAGGTTATGCAGTACCCCCCCATGTGAGGTATTGCACTTCAGCCTGACATGTGACAGACCCGCTTCCTGTGCCTCTATGTGCCACTCTTATAAGGGCTGTGTTCCCGCTCTTTTTTACTCCATACAAATCAAGCAGCGCAGAGCCGGTGCCTGACAAATATACGGCACTAATTGCAATGGCATTTGATGGAAGGTCAACAGAAACTTCCGTAAACGATGCGACCCCACAAGTAAAGGTTTTCGCAACTGACCCAATTGTTAATCTGCTAATCTTTTCAAGCAGATTTTTCATTACTTTCATGCTTTGCCCTCCTTCCTACTCTGTTATCCCCAGCAGAGCTGCCAGTTCGTCATACTCTGCTTCTGTCATGCTGCAGTCGTCTATCATCACGTCGGCCACGATTGCCGTCTCCGTGATTTCGATTCCTGTCAGCGTTACTGTCGCAAGGGCCATTCTTCCCACAGCATCGCCATCGTCCAGACTTCCTTCTGTGTAATCCGGAACAGTTGGTGTCCCGTCGGTGCTGGTTCCTTTGATCACTTCCCAGCTGAAGGACTGTGTCCCGTTCTGGTTCTGTGTGATCTTCGCACAGATCAGATCGATGCGGTTCATCCCCTGTGCTCCGCTGTCGATGTCTACTTCATCGTAGGTGTTCGGATCAATGCAGAAGAATCTGCCCTGAAGCATCCCTGTGCCGGACTTGATCCTGACCTTGGTATTCGACATGACCTGCAGTGCAAGGTTCTCACCCTGCGTAAAGACGCATGATCCAATGCCGACCATCGCCCGATGCCAGAGGCTGTCCTGCAACGGCGTGACGTGTGCCTCATTCTGCGCCGATGTAATCAGATTCGCCAATTATGACACCTCCTTCCATAGTGCCTCAGTTCCTGCGACACCCGGTTCCCATACATTGTTGTCGACAAGAGACTCCCAAATTTTCTCGTTATGCCTTACTTTGTCCCCTGTCATGTATGGATTCGTACTGGATGGCTGCTCCCATTCCGGAATGACACCCGGGTCAGGATTCAGCACTTTTGTCCAGAGACTCGGCGCATCTTCCGGATCCCATCCTTCCTGAGATGTATGCGCCTGCAGACACTTGTACAGCGTTTCTTCATAGTTCACTTTGAAGCCTGCAGCATACTCTTTGCCGGATCCATCCCATTCCGGATAGAGATTCTGCACATCGAGTGCCTCTTCATCTGTCAGCTCCTGCGCCTGGATCTTTGCCACTTTCACAGCAGACTTCAGGATCTCTTCTTCCGCTTCAGGCGTCGCAGCCGGTTTGTAGTTGACCACTCCGTAGATGACGCCCGGATATTCGGATGTACAGTAGAACTGTGTGTATCCTTCATAGGTCTCTGTCACGGATCCGTTCTCTACCCGCTTCATCTTCCTTGTCTTTGCAGGATCTTCGAAGATCTCCCGCAGCTGCGCAGGTTCCGCATTGATCGTCTTCACCTCCAGACGGTCTCCGTCTCTCGTCACCGCCTGCACCTCAAGTTCTGAGAGATCATTGAATAGTATCTTCATCCTCTGTTTCTCCTTCCAAAATGTAATTGACTTTTGTTTGACCGTCTTCTTCCTCGTAGATCTTGTTCATGACCGGCCTTGATGCCGTTGTCCCCGTGATGTAGTCACGGCCGCCCACGATGTCACCAATGCCCACGTCGATGCCGATTTTGGCCACGTCCATGCTCATGTGCACATAGTCCATCAATTCACTGAGCTTTTCTGTGCCCTGCTTCGTCAGTTCTTCAGCGCTTTCCACTGAGGAGTAGTCGTAGATCTCTTCGATCTCATCCTCCCCGAAGTAGTGCTGTGTTGTACCGATCGTGCCGTCTTCCTGTACATACAGATCTACCACCATGCGCTGTGCCAGTTCTCCGGATCCCAGACAGATCAGGTGATTCACCTGATACGATGCCTCTTCGATGATGAAGTCTATCTGTGAGTCCTGTGACACTTCGATGGTCTCTGAATAATCCACTGCAGGAACGGCTTCCAGCCTTACATAGCCGGGATTACCACCTTCCTGCTGGATGTATGTCAGCTGCATCCGATATCCCACACTTGCCAGCAGCTTTTTGAGTCCTTTTCGCAAGGTCGTATATCGGTTGAACTGGTAGTTTGTGACCGTTACGCCGGTATCTTCCGTGGATCCCTGAAAGAGCGCTGTCAGTCCTGTTTCTGACAGTAATGCCCGGATCACTGTGTTCAGTTCTCCTGATATCACTTTGTATGCACTCCCTGACGGCGGCTTCAGTACTTTCTTTTCCAAAAATCCCCGCCAGGACCTGCCTCTCACGATGACGGTCTCTTCTGCTGTGTTTGTCTTTCTGCCGTTGATCACGCCCCCGAACTCTGTCCCGGGCACGAATACACGGCCTTTTTTTACGATGTCTGTCTTATATCCTGCCAGCGGTATCGTCAGTTCAAAGTCCATTGTGCTGTCTACATCGATGTCTACCTTGCTGGTCGTCAGCTCCCTGATTTCCTTGCCGAGAGGATCTGTCAGTATTACCATGACGGCTCACTCCTCTCTGTGAACAGTTTGATATTGACGCCAAATGTGCCTGCCCAGGTCACGAGAAGGTTCCCTCCCGGTATCTTTTCAAAGACTGACTTCTCTTTCGCTCTCAGGTCAAATATGTTCCTGACCACTCCATTGTTCAGATGTTTGGTCACAGTCCTCGCTCTGGAATCGATGATGATATATTCCCCTTCTTCGCAGGTGTCAAACACCTGATACGGATAATCATTGATCATGATCCTCGGGTTCTGACAGTATCCGAACAGCATCATCTGGAACTCGCTCGCCGCATAGTGATTCACATTCCATCTGGACTGTCCCGGAATGTCCAATGCGTAGTCGTAATTGTAGTCATACGGATAGTTGAGCCCGCCGGCGTTGTCTTCGCTTCTGCTGACCGGCAGGAAATCCTTCGACACTTCCTTGATCCAGAACGGGTACGGTGCGAGTATCGTCATCACCCGCTCAGCACCGAAGAAATCCTCTGACGGGTATGTTTCAGAGGCGATGATATAGCATTCGATATACCAGTCTTTCCAGTAGAGCTTTCCCGGTGTTAGGTTGACCACATCCTGTTCTGTGATCTCCTGGATGCGATTCAGATTGTTTTCTTTCGCTGTCTGATTCCCTCTGGCTGCGATTGTCATCTCATACGTCAGCGGTTCCTTTGTGAACTGGTCGATGATCACGCCGAGAGCCTGTGCTGTCGCTTTGTACGTCCATTCATATTTGTGGAATCCGCCTTTGTAGATCTGTGTGTTGTACTGTGTGAAGTCGATCGTCCCAGCGGATCCGACGTATTCTAATCTCACTCGAAGCTCACCCCCATTCCTCGCATGCCGCGTCCGAGCTCCCGCTCGTTCAGTATGATCTTGAACTGCATCTGGCCAACCGCAGCAGACATTGCGCTGTAGATCTGCGCATAGTCGAAGGATGAACTGATATTCTCTTTCATCTGTGCCATCCCTCCACCTGTGAGTGATGCCGTACCGGTATTTGATGCCGCAGTAATCATATTTTTTGACGCCGCTTCAATAGAAGGTGTGCCCTTTTGCATTCCGGCTGCCAAGCCTTCCGCTATCGGCATACCTACTTCATCTCTGAATAATCTTGACGGTGAATGAATCTTCGCTTTCGCTTTTGCTGCCCTATTGGCTTCTGCTACCAGTGCGTTTGCTGCTGATTTAACGGTACCCAGTGCTGCACGCAGTCCTGCTGCAAGTCCATCACCCAAAGATCTACCGATGCTTCTCAGTGATCCTCCGGATGCACCGCTCTTGGCCATATCTTTCAGTGCTTTACCTGCCTTTTGTGCAGCTCCGCTTTGTCCGCTTACTCCGGAACCGTAGGTAGAACCCATGCTCCGGCCTTGACCACTTAGGCTTCCTCCGGATGCGCCGCTCTTGGCAGATTCCTTGACCTTGCTTCCTGCGGTCTTCGCACCGCCTGCCTGTTCGGACAGCCCCTGATTGAAGCTCTGACCGGCTTTCTTTCCGTCTGCCTTTGTCTGTCCCGGGGTCTTCCCTGTTTCACCTTTGACTGCATTCGTCAGCTGCTGTGCAGCTTGCTGTGCTGTTACAGTGCCTTCCCGCATGCCCTGCGCGAGGTTGTCTGATGTTTTCTTTCCGTCTCCTACAGCGCGGTTCGCAGCGTTGTCAAACTTGATCAACGCTTCCAGTTCTGATACCGTCGTCGGTATCACATACTTGCCGGAATTGATTCCGTCTTTGACAGACTGCGGGATCTGGATGCCTGCCGCCTTCGCGTCTGCTGTCAGCTGTTTCCATGCTCCAGAGTTTTTGGCTGCCTGGTTCTGCCACTTTGTGGCATCTATCAGAGCCGTAGACATCGAATTGTTGTAATCATCGAGTCTCCGCTTTGACTCCTGCATCGACTGCTGGAGCTGTCCGTTCGTCTGCTTTTCAGAATCACTCAGGTTGTTCCATCTCTCCTTGAGCTGGTTATAATTCCTCTGCTCGTCAGACGCCTTCATCTGCTGTTTGACGTACTCTTCGAGCGCCGCCTTCGCATTCTTCTGATAGGCTGCCGCCATGGCTTCTTCTTTCTGCGCCTGGATCTTGTCCCTGATAGCCTGTGTCGTCTGATTCAGCTTGTCTTTTTCTGCGTCATATGTGAGGTTCAAATCTTTGACGGAACCGTTCAGCTTGTCCACATACGCCTGCATGAGTTCCTTCTGCGCGTTCGTCTTATCTTCCACGCCAGCCAGTTCATTCAGTTTCTGCAGATAGAAGTCCGATTCCTTGGCTTCGCCTTTGATCGCGTCGATCTCTTCCTGGCGTGCTTTCGCATGTTCCTGCACTTTCAGCGTCGCTTCATGTGTCGATTTGTAGGTATCTACCATGGCTTTCGCGATCAGTGCTGCGCCTGCAGCTGCTGCCACCCATGGAACTGCCTTCTGTGCAGCGCCCAAGAGCTTCGTCGCTACTGTTGCCTCTCCTTCAACTACCGTCATCGCCGCGATCGCACCCTTGGCCGATGCTATTGCCTTAACGCTGCCGCTGAATGCTTTCGCCATACCTCCCGTTGCCAGAAGGAGCGGACCTGCCGCCCCCGCCATCAGTCCAATCTTGACCGCTGCGTCTTTTCCTCCGGCAGACAGGTTGTTGAACCAGTTCGTCAGGTTCTGTGCCGCCTTTACTGCTTTCTTGGCCATCGGCACGAGCGTATCTCCTACGGATATGGCCAGTTCCTGCATCTGTGACTTCAGGATCGTGACCTGACCGCCCAGGTTGTCCTGCATCGTTTCTGCCATCTTGAGCGCTGCACCGTCGGAGTTATCTATCGCGTCGGCCAGTTTATTGAAATCCGAATCACTGGCGTTTATGATCGACAGGAACCCGGACATCGCATTCTTTCCCGCGATGGTGGATGCGATCTGTGTCTTCTCGGTCTCCGTCAGGTTCGCCATGCCTTTGCGCAGATCCACCATGACGTCCCGGAATGGTCTTGCTGATCCGTCTGCATTCGTCATCTCGACGCCGATTGACTTCATAGCTGCGCTGACCTGCTTAGTCGGTGCTGCCATCCTTGAGATCGTAGATCTGAGCGCGGTACCTGCCTGAGAGCCTTTGATGCCGGCGTTTGCCATGAGCCCTGTCGCCAGTGCCACATCTTCCATGCTGTACCCCATGGATCCGGCTACCGCTGCCGCGTATTTGAATGTTTCTCCCATCATGGAGACGTTCGTGTTCGCGTTGGATGATGCAGCCGCCATGACGTCTGCCATGCGTCCTGCATCTTTTGCGGAGTAACCGAGCGCAGTCAGTCCGTCCGTGACGATGTCTGACGTCGTCGCAAGGTCTTCTCCGGATGCCGCCGCAAGGTTCATGATGCCGTCGATGCCGGAGAGCATGTCCTTCGTCTTCCAGCCGGCCATCGCCATGTAGTTCATGGCCTCAGCCGCTTCAGACGCGCTAAACTTTGTTTTTGAGCCCATCTCCCGGGCCTTGTCTCTCAGCAGGTCGAACTCTCCGCCTGTTGCCCCGGATACGGCCTGTACTTTCGACATGGAAGAGTCGAACTCTGCTGTCGTCCTGACAGCCATACCGCCCAGCAACCCCGTCGCGATACTCAGCCCGCGCAGTGAATTACCTGCTGAAGTGGCCTTCTGGCCGTACTGTTCCATCCTCGCTGCGGCGATGCCTATTCTGCTGCTTTGTACAGCAAAACGCGCCTGCTCTGCTACAAGCTCTTTCAGGCGCGCTTCCGTTTGTACTATTTCTCTTTGCAGTTTTCTGAACCCGGCCGAGTTCTTTTCTGTTGCTCCGGACTGTGATGCTCTCTGCAGTGCTGCACGCATCTCTTTCAGCTTTCCTTCAGTCTCTTCGATCGAGGAGCTGAGGAGCGTGAACTTCTGCTTGATGAGCGCAGTATTGCCCGGATTCAGCTTCAGAAGCTGGCTCACTCTCTTGAGCTCGCCCTGCATCTGGTTGATCGGCCTATTCAGTTGAGTCAGTGCTCTTGACAGTTTCGAAGTGTCGCCTCCGATCTCGACTGTCAAGCCTTTGATGTTTCCTGCCATGTTTTATCCTTTACAGAGCATCGATGTCCGCCTTTGTGGCGATGATCGGATACTCATAGTCGTCGTTGTGTCTTTCGATAAACATGTCGTTTATCATTCCTATTGAGAGAAGTTCCAAATCAGAAATAGCAATACCCAGCTGCACACACCGCAGCATGAACAGCGGGGTATTCATCTCTCGCGCTATTTCTCTGATTCTTTTTTTGGCCGAGCTGTTTCCTTTTTCTCCGCATTCCAGAGCTCTATCACATCGTCCATGATGTTGTAGATCGTGTTCGGATCTTCGAAGCTCCCCAGCCATTCGATGATATCGTCCGGCATCCCTTCGGGATCTGCGTGCTTGGCCATGGCATACGCCACATTCTCAAAAACAGCCGTTGACTCTGCCTCGAGCTTGTCAGGATCCTGAATGGTCCCCAGCAGGGAGATGTCTCTGAAGATGTCCCTGTTGAACCAGAGTCTGTAGATCCTTGGCAGAGCCCCGGATGTTTTCAGTTTGATTTTTTTCTCGCCGATTTTAACCGTCTTTTCCATTCCGTAGCCTCCTTATACTGTTGCAGTTGTCGCGTAAGTGTAGACTGCTGTGTACCACGCAGCTCTGACAGATGCGGATGTATCTTCTGTTGTCTTGGCTCTGACTTTTCCGTCTGATCCAGGAGCGCAGGAGATCGTGATCGTGTCTGTCTTCGGTTCTACTGTTTCTTCCTTCGTTTCAGCCTCAACTTTCGGTCTTGATGCTGTGCAGTTGTAGAACCAGAACCTGATCGGATCTTCGTCATCAGTATCGACGTCGAATCCGAACGCGAACTCGACCGGCGTCGCATCTGCATCTTCCCACAGCACGTGGTTTGCATCCTCTGTCTCTCCCAGGATAGCTTTCCTGAACGCATCCGGGATCAGTGCAAATTCCACATCGCCTTCATATCCGCCGTTACCGCCAGAGATGTAGTACTTGATTCCATCTGCATAGAAAGGTGTCAGTTCTCCCTGAGGCTCAAGCGATGCACTTATGGCCCCCGGAAGAGCTACCGGGCTGCCCCATCCGTTCTCAGTCTTTGGCGCATAGTGTGCGTTCTTGATGTTAAACTTGACTTTTGCTGCCATTTCTTTTATACCTCCACTTCGTAGACGATGCGGCTGCACGCCTCATCATCTTCCTCAAATTCTTCTTTCTGCCAAAAAGTAAAGCCGAGCGCTGCTTCTACCAGCGCTTCGGTCTGCGGGTCCTTCTTCTTCGTGAACAGCTGCACCTGATAGTGGTCTATCTTCTGATGCACGAGGCCGTCTGCAGAAAAGTTGTTGCTTCTCTCAAAGAAATAGACCAGGAACGGCATCTCAGGGACGTTCGACTCATCGAATGTCCTGTATGCGACCGGCAGCCCTGTTGTCTGCAGCTGTTCATACAGTTCTCTTTCCGTCATGACAGTTCCCTCCTGATATCCTGTTCCAATTTTTTCTTTGCGGTCTGCTCTGCTCTTCCGATGTGCGGACGTGCTCCTCCGGTTCCCAGCACTTTACCGTGTGCAATCATGACGTGGCCGTGCTCCAGCAGGTGCGGAAGCCCAGGCTTTCTACTGTAGATCGTGATCTCCATCGCATGATCCGTCAGCTTCGTCTGCTTTGTGGCCCAGCTGTTTTTGTATCCACCCGGACCTTCCGGCGCTCCGGCCGATATGTCTCTCTTGCACTTGTTCGCTACTCTCCGGACTACTTTCTTCACATCTGCGCCCGCTTCACGGTCGTATTCATCGAGGATGTCCATGACGGCATCAGCGAGTCCATCAACTGTTACTTTCTTCATGAACGCCTCCCTTTTTCTCCAGATATAGCTCGATCTCGTCGCTCACTATGTACGTCCTGTAGATTCCATACCTGACGCCCTCATACTCGGCGATTTTCTCGCCGGCATAATTGCACCGCGGAGTTATAAGGCAGACGGCAGGGTTGATGCCGTGCCGTCCTGCCTCATGCCACTCCGTTCCAGTTACAGACTTTTCAAAGACGTAAATCTGGCGAGCTGTTTCAGTAGAGACCGGGACCCCGATCTCGTTCATGGATACCGTTTCTGCTATCAATTTCGCAACGCTGCAGCTCATGCTAATCCTCCTCTGCCTTCATCTTCTCTGACAGGAGCCGGTTGTTCAGCATATAGCGCAGCATCCTGGACATCGGCACATTCTCCTTGCGCTTTCTGGCCAGCCATGCCGCATACGTTTCGACCAGCATCCCGTCTTCTGCGGACTCCGTCAGTGTGATCCCTTCTGTTTCGATGTTCTTCTTCGCGAGAAGAATGTAATTGTTCAGAAGGCCATCGTAGGCGTCTACACTGATCTGCAGATCTGTTTTTAAAATTGTCAGAATCGTACTGTTATCCATTTCACTTTTTGTCCTTTTTGGCTTTCTTCTGTTCTTCGACCTCTTCGACGAACGCGCCCGCGTCCTGGATTTCCTTGAAGCGTTCCTTGCTCACTTCCAGGATCTCTCCGTACTTGCGCAGCTCGCCTGTATAGCGGTCAATAAATTCGGTTAATACTTTTACTTTCATACGGCTTTCCTTTCCCGCTACTTACTCACCAGGCGTGTATGTGACAGTTACCTCGTATTCCGTTTCTTTCGTCGGATCGTCTCTGTCAGCTACAGTGATCGTCACTGTGTTCTCGCCTTCGGCCCATGTAGCGCTCTGTCCGCTCTGTATTTCAGTCTCCCCGTTCATGATCGTTACAGTATCGCCCGCATCTGTCGCCACTGCTGTAATCTTATTCGTGGCATTGGACGTTGCTGCAGCGTATTCAAGCACGGTTGGGCTAAATGCTGGAGTTAGTTCTAACGTCCCTATCGCCAGCGAAGACAGGGACGTTACTCTGGGTCCGAGCTACCCATCTTGATAGCTGCGAGCTTTTGGGCGTTCTCCACTGCCGCGTCGAACTCAGTCCAGCCGACAACGCCGACTGCGTGCTGCGTCGCGAATCTCTCTTCGAGCACCTGGATCTCCAGCTCTTCGCTGAACTTCAGGGCCAGTCCGGACAGGTCGCCATATACGACAGCCTTGTTGTTCGTGGTTCCCATTGCAGGCATTGCATCAACTACGAATACCGGTTTGCCGAGGAGCAGTCCTGCGTATTCTCCTGTGATGTCGTTGTTCAGCAGATATCTGCCTTCCTGATCCTTCAGGGTTCTGATCTGCGTTCTGGTCGCGGACGCCATGAGCCATACCGCATTCTGCTGGTATGCATCCGGAATCGCGCACTGCAGCTTGATCAGGTCGTCAGCTGTTACGCTGGACTTGTAGGTGCCGGTCACGTTCTGGGTGATACCTGCCAGCATTCCGACCGCCTTCTGGGACGGGCTTGAAGTTCCGTTGATCGCCTCCTGATCGATGAAGGCTCTGAAGGCTTCCGCCATCTGATCCTCAACGAATGGAATGACATCGACATCGGTGTTGTTGATCAGGGTTCTTCCGATTTTGGCCAGTGCGCCAGCCAGGAATCCTGTCAGGTCTACCGTGTCGAAATCTCCGGAGCTTGCCTCAAGTTCTGAGAAGTCTGCTGCATACGCTGCATTGATCACGTGTGAGCTTGATGCCGGATAGAACGGGATCGCCAGAGTGCCCTTGACCGGGTATCTGTGAGCTCTCTCGAAGATCGGTGAAATGTTCGCGATCTTTGTGATGATCTCATCTGCGATGGTCTTCGGGATGATGTCTCCGTTGTTGCCCTTCGCCATGTTGTAGTCGGTCGGATCATTTCTCTTCTCCATTCCGCGGATCGCATTCGCAAATGCGTCTCTCTGTGCCTTGATCAGGTCTTCTCTTTCCATTCTTGGTACCTCTTCCTCTCTCTTTTCAGCAGCTTCTTTCTGCTTTCTCTCTTCCTCCGCGAGCTCCGCTTCAAGGCCGGCCACTTCCTTCTCGAGTGCCGTTCTCTCGTCTTCGTTCGCGCCTTTTTCAGTTTCGAACTCTGCGACTGCCTCCTCGACCGCTTCCTTCTCTTCGTCGGTCTCGGCAGCTTCGATATCAGCCTCCAGCTCCGCTTCACGAGTGTTCAGTTCCTCTGCCTTTGCCTGTGCAGCTTCCAGCATCTTCTTTTTCTCGTCGAGCTTGCGCTTGAGCATCAATACTTTCAGTGCCATCAGTTCTCTCCTTTCAGTTTTTTCAGTGTTGCCTGTTTCCAGGCTTTGTTTGCCTGCTCCCTGCGCTGCTTGCGGATCACCTCAGCATCGCGCTGTCTGGCGCTTACTTCGGTCTCCTCGTATGCCGGGAACGTGCACACCGAAACTTCGTACAGCTTCACTTCTCTGATCGTCCAGTGGATCGAACCATCATCGCTGATTTCGGTCTCTTCTCTGATGATCTCGAATCCGAAGGAACACTGATCAACGTCTCCCCGCTTCACACGTTCATAGAGGTTCATGGCATCCTGATCGTTCGGATTGATCAGGACCCTTCCCCACAGTCCGTGGTCGTCTTCTCTGAGCTCCAGTGTTTCGGCCTTTGTACGGCCGAGCACCAGACGGGTGTCGTGATTGATCAGAGCCCTCACGTCCGCATCTTTGAGCGTCTCTGTAAATGCGCCCGGAGCGATCGACTCCGTTGCATCATTCCAGATTTCGTATGTGCTATTAAAAACGGCGAAGTACCCTTCTATGTAGAGGGCCTCGCCGTCTTCTCTCGTGTTGAATTTTGTAGGGCTTATGAGTGCCCTGCGCTGGTATACATCCCTGTTTCTGTCCATTTTCCTTTCCCTTTCCATGAACTCGTCTATACTGATTGCTCTATCGTCGATGTAGTAGTCTGCACCAATCTTCAAATAGTCTTCCGGCAGTTCATCAAACTGTATCCC